TACAGTTAATAGGGATCTGCTGTCTGATTTTGGCCGGCTGCGATACTCGTGCAGTTGATTCCTCACGCGCTGTTCAGGTTTCGCCTGAAAACGTATATGCGTTCAGTCGGCCCGCAAACGCTGAGGATGCGAGGATCATTTTTGTCCAAGATAAGGGTGCAATGAGCTGTCTCGGCGCTGGCATGCAGGTTTTTATGGACAATCGACTGGCTGCTGAGACGAGCAGCGGAGAGAAGGTGACGCTCTATCATTCGCCTGGTCCCGTGCAATTCAGCATAAAGAACAACGCTATGTGTGCGGGCGGTGATCTTGTAGGAATGATTTTGGACCTGAAGCCTGGATATTCCTATCAGCTGCGCGGCTATCGCGGAACCTGGGACAAGCCTGAAGTGATGCTTGGCACTCCACCACCCTTCAAATACACCAAATAGCTGGCCTCAGTCAGTTCAACAATAACCGCCGAAAGGCGGTTTTTTTATGCCTGGAGAATGGCTATGGGATCGCGCTCGCTGGGCACTTTGACGCTGGATCTGGTCGCAAAAATCGGCGGCTTTCAGCAAAACATGGATCAGGCATCAAGGTCTGTTGCGGGGTCAGGCTCAGCTGCGGTCAGGGCTTCAGCTCAGGTCCAGGTTCTCGAGCGCCAGTTCTCGTCATTGGCTGGCGTCGCATCGAGACTTGCTGCTCCGCTTGCAGCTGCATTCACCGTGAACGGCATTTACAACGCCACCGAGGCATACAGCACGCTGACGAACCGGTTGAAGTTGGTAACGAACGGTACCGCCGAACTCGTTACTGCTCAGTCAGCGGTGTTCGGTATCGCGCAAGATGCCCGACAGCCGCTCACGGCGACCGCCGAGCTTTACCAGCGCATAGCCACCAACCAGAAGGAACTTAAGCTTTCTGGTGAAGGTGTGGCCGGTATCGTTGGCACGATCAGCAAAACGTTGGCAATCTCCGGTTCATCCGCTGAAAGCGCAAATGCTGCACTGATTCAGCTTGGCCAAGCGTTTGCCTCCGGAGTGCTGCGCGGCGAAGAGCTCAACTCGGTCCTGGAGCAGGCCCCGGCGTTGGCTCAGGCGATCGCGAAAGGCATGGGTAAGACAGTCGGTGATTTGCGCAACCTCGGCGAGCAAGGATTGCTCACCGCTGATGCAGTCGTGAAAGCGCTTCAGAAACAGGCCGGCGCGGTCGATGAGTTGTTTTCGAAGATGACAGCCACTATCGGCGGTAGTCTGACAGTGGTTGGTAACTCGATCACCCGGTACATCGGGGAGATCGACCAGTTGTCAGGAGCCAGCGGCAAGGTTGCTGGTGAAATACTTTCCGCATCCAAAATCATCGATGGGAGCTTGCCTGGTGTTTTGGATGGAATTCGCGACAACTCCGATGCCCTTTCACAAATTCTGACCACTGGCCTTTATGTTGCGCTCGGTAAAGTCGCTGGCGGGTTCGCGCAGCAAGGCGCTGCCGCGCTTTCGACCGCTGCCGCGAATCAGTCCGCTCTGGCTTCCTCAGCTGCGCTCGCCAAGCAAGATCTGTGGGCGGCGCAGGCCAAACAGCTTGACGCCAAAGCATCGGTTCAGCGGGCGAATCTTGAGTTGAGCGCCGCCCAGGGAAAAGTCGCGTCAGATCGTGTGCGCCAGGCATCGGAGCTGGCCAACATCCAATCCGTACAAGCAGCGCTTGCTGCCGAGCTGACGCTGGAGCAGCAGCGCCTAAAGGCTCAAATCAATGAGCAGGGCCGCGCGGCATCAATTGCGCGCCTGGCTGAAATTCGCCTTGCTCAGGTGGCGGTCATCAAGCAGGTAGAAGCAGCTGAGCGCTCTCTTGCCAGCACCACGGTCGCTTCTTCCGCGCTCATTGAAAGAGCATATGCAACTCGGGCCGCTGCTACTTTGGCTCTCGGAGAAACTACAGCAGCAGTCAATGCACTGACCGTTGCATCTAACAGCGCGGCCGCCGCCGCGAGCGTGACCGGCCGAGCGTTGTCGGTTTTGGCAGGTGCTGGTCGTGGTGCCTTGGCTCTGTTGGGTGGCCCGGTCGGGCTGGTATTCATCACTGCCGCTGCCGCACTTTCCTTCACAGACTTTCGCAGCAGTGCCGACAAGGCAAAGGAAGGGCTTGAGCAACTGCAAGGCCCGCTGGATCAGGTGATCGCTCGATTCAAGGCGATGACAGAAGAGCAGCGGGCCGGTGCCTTGGTGCGTTGGAGTGAAGCTCAGGTTGATGCGGTGAAGGCCGCAAAACAAGAGCTGGATTCCCTTCAGGCAACTCTGAAAAAGGGCGTTCTGGGTTCTGACTCGCTTTCCCTGCCGTCGAGGATTGCAGGTTCCAGCAACGACGAAACGATCAAGAAAGCCAAGGCGTATGAGGATTTGCGCACCCGGATCGATGAGGCCGCGAAGAGCGGTCAATCCATCATCCCGATTCTTGAAGAGGCAGGGAAAGTTCCCGGCGTATCCCCGAAGCTGGTCGATGAGCTGAAAAAAGGTGCCGAGGCATGGTCGATTCAGGATCAGGCAGCCAAGGAGGCAACTGACCGTCAGCGAATTCTCAGGGGGGAGATGGACAAAACTGCGACGTCTACGGCGAATGGTGCAGCAGCTACAGGCGGCATGACTACTGCCGGCGAGAAGTACCTGAAAACGTTGCAGGATCAGTTGGGCAAACTGCAGGACAACAACGATGCGGTGAAGGAAGCCAGCCGCTACCTGGATCAGCACAAGGAGCTAAGCGAGGCTGACCGCACAGCGATTATGTCAGTCGCGTATGCCTCGAAGGCTCAGGCTGAGGCCAACAAAGCCGCGACCAAGTCCACGAAAGATGCAGCAAAAGCTCAGACTACGCTCAAGGAGCAATTGAAGCAGGCTGCTGCCGGGTTTCTTGACTTGAAAAAGTCTTTCGATCCGGTGGGCGCTGCATCAGAGCAGTTTCAGAAGTCTTCTGGGCAACTCAACCTCCTGCTAAAGAATGGGAAAATCACCCAGGAAGAATACGGCAAGGGCACCGCCTGGCTGGCCGAGCAATTCAACACTGCCACCAAGGCAGCGCTCGGCTTATCCCAGGCCGAGGAGTACCGCCTTGAGCTAGAGAAGAAGCTCAACAATGATCGCGCTCAATACGCGAACCAGGCAGCGGCAGTCGGGCAAGGTGACAAGGAAGCCGAGCGCGCCCAGCAGCGCCTGGAGCTTGAGCGCGAAACAAATGAACGCCTGCTTTCGCTGCGCACCGAACTGGCCAATGCTACGACGGAGAAACAGCGAAACGACCTGCAATCCCAGATCGATCTGACCAACGAGTATCTGCCGAAACAGGTTGATGCCATGCGGGAGGGCTTCAGACAGATCGACGAGGCCCAGGCGGATTGGTCGAACGGTGCGCGATCGGCCTTTGCCAATTACATGGACAGCGCTTCGAACGTAGCCGAGCAGACGAAGAGCCTGTTTTCTGACGCACTCAACGGCACCGAGGATGCGCTGGTCAACTTCGTCAAAACAGGGAAGCTGTCATTCAGGGATTTGGCTGACTCGATCGTCGAGGACTTGATTCGGATTCAGATCCGGCAGGCAGCCGTCGGCTTTCTCGGTGGTTTCTCCGGGTTGTTCAGCGGTGGGGGCGGGGCTTCAACCCTTGGTACAGGCACCATGACCGGTTTCAGCGAAGGCAGCATGGTGATGAATGCGAAGGGTGGTGTTTACGACTCGCCAAGTCTTTCGTCCTTTTCGAACCAGATTTACGACAGTCCGCAGATGTTCGCTTTTGCCAAGGGTGCCGGAATCTTCGCGGAGGCCGGCCCGGAAGCAATTATGCCACTGACCAGAGCGGCTGATGGATCGCTCGGTGTTCGCGCGATCGGCAACGGCGATACCTCGTCGGCGGAAACCGCTACCACTGAAACCTCTTCAATCGGCGGCATCACCCAGTACATCACGGTCCAGGGTTCTGCCGATGACGCCACACTGGCGCGCATCCAGCAAGCGGCCAGACAGGGTGCTCAGGATGGTTACAGCATGGTGTTGCGCGATCTCAAAACGAACGGCCCAGCCCGGCAGCTTATTGCCAGAAAACGATAGAAACAGGAGTACCGCATGGCTATCGAATGGCCGGCTTCGCTGTGCCCGAACGAAATGACGTGGGGCATGGTTTACAACAATCGGAGCTTCACCTCGACGCTTTCGAATGCTCAGCAGATCGTCGGATATCCAGGTGCCTATTGGCAGTGCACGCTCACATTCAACTCCATGAGCCGCGTTAAAGAGCGCCAGTTGTCTTCTGTGATTGGCAAGCTTCAAGGGATGTTCGGCACTGTGAACCTTCCGGCGTTCACTCGCCGGCGCACCGACTCGATTGGTGCGCCGGTAGTGATCACAGGTAATGCTCAGGCAACCGTGATGACAATAGGCGGCGTGACGGCAAGCCGGAAGGTCTTCAGCTACGGCGACTACATCAGCATCAACGGTGAGATGTTCGAGATTGTAGATGACGCGTCATCGAATGCTCAGGGCCGGGTACAGGTATCGCTGAACAAGCGAATCCGAAAAGCCCTGGTCGCTGGCGCTGCCGTGGAGTATCGCAATCCGTTCTCCGAGATGAGGCGACCGGACGACAACCATAGCTTCACCATCCAGCCTTTGGTGGCCAACGGCACGCTGCAACTCAGGGAGGCTTTCTGATGCCATCAGCATTCCCGTTCAGCCAGAGCGTGGTGAACATCATCGCCACGGGCAAATTTATGCCGGTCTACGCCGTGCAACTCGACTTTGTCGACGGCATGGTCTTCGCGCACACCGGAACCGGTGATCTGGTGGTCGATGGCATCACCTATCTGGGGGTTGGCAACTTCGGCCAGGTCAGCCAATCGCAAGAGAGCGACAACTCCGGATCACCCATGTCGGTCGAGCTGACCCTCAGCGGCCTGGACTCCTACATCCTGTCCGAAACGAACGTACGCGGATGCCGCGGGCGCATGGCGAAGGTCATGTTCGTGGTGTTCGACGAGGCCGGCAACTATGCAGCAGACATTCTGTTTTCTGGGCGGATGGATGCCGCCAAGTTCTCATTCGCTGGCAATGGCCAGGAAGGCAACAGCATTACAGTCCCCGTAGTGGACCGGATGGCTGAATGGAGTCGTACCGGCACTGAACGCTTCACCGACGAAAACCACCGCGCGCGCCATGACGGCGACCGGTTCTTCTACGCCATCGCCCAGATGTCCGAGTGGCCCATTTATTGGGGTTCGAAGAAGGACGCACCGACATTCAATTATGGAAGTTAGCCATGCGCTACCGAGACTGGACAACCCGTCTGAACGACGTGATCAAGGCCGCCCAAGAGCGGCCTTTTTCATGGGGCGAATTTGACTGCTGCCTGTTCGCAGCAGACTGCACAGCGGCGATTTGTGGTGTCGATCCGGCTGAGAACTATCGCGGCAAATACACGACCGAAACTGGCGCCAAGCGGCAGTTGAAGAAGCAGCACGGCAGTCTTGAAGCGGCTTGGGATGCCCATTTTGTGAGGGTGCCGCTGGCCTTTATCCAGCGTGGCGACGTAGTGCTGTACGACGCGCCTGGCGGCCGAAGTATGGCAGTTTTCTGGGCTGGCGATTATTGGGCAACAACTGACGACGGCGCTGCCCGAGTCGAATGCGAGCCACTGGCCGCGTGGAGGGTTGAATGAGCGGCGGCGTCAGAAAACTCGCTTCTGTTGTGGTTGGCGCGGTTGTTGGTTTTGCTCAGGGTGGGCCGTGGGGTGCCGTTGCCGGCGCTGCGCTGGCCTTCTACGCCGCCGAGCAACAGGAAAAGCTCAACACCAAGTCGTCATTGCGTGACAACGAGCCGTCGGCGCAGACCGTGCGCTCTTCGAAGGCGCCGGTTCGCTTCATCCTCGGTCGCGTTTCCACTGGCGGCGTGCTGGTCTGGGCTCAGGAGCAGTCCGGCGCGCAGGGTGAAGGCGAATGGCTGCACCTGGTCTACGTGTTGTGTGAAGGCGCAGTCGATGCGTTGGAAGGCATCTACCTTGGTGAAGAGGAAATCGGTTCGTTCGGCGCATCTGCGACCTATGAGCTGATCGTTAATCCGACTCAGGTGAACGCCTTCCTGAAGGCCAACTGCCCAGACTGGAAGGACAGCCAGATCGGCCGAGGCTTGTCCTTTGTTCGAGTTTCGCTGCAGTACAGCGCAGAGAAATTCCCGTCTGGCATTCCGGACACCCGTTTCGTGGTGCGAGGCCGTAACGACGTTTACGACCCGCGCACCGGTACTGCCGTTTATAGCGCCAATACCGCGCTGCATTTGCTCTGGTTCTTGCGCGCGCGTTGCGGCGTGCCGGACGACGAGATTGTGTTTGAAACGTTCGCCAGTTCAGCAAACGTTTGTGACGAGGCTCTGACCAACGCCGACGGCTCGACGAGCCAGCGTTATCGGACGGGCTGCGTGATTGGCGCGGATGAGCAGCGCGACGGCGTGTTGCAGAAGCTAGAAGCAGCTTGCGGCGGCCGCCTGATCCGCGTGGGCGGGCGATGGATGCTCCAGGCAGGCGCGTACTACGGCCCCTATGACTTTGAGATTACCGAGGACATGGTGATAGGAGCGGTCACCGGCAGCACTGAGCCGACCAACGACTCGGCAATCAACACCGTTCGGGGCACGTTCATTGACCCGTCGCAGTCGTGGACTGAAACCGACTATCCAGAGGTCAGTGTCGCTGAATGGATCGTTGAGGACGGCGGGGAGGCGGCTGAAACGCTGACCTATTCCTACGTCACCAATCCGTACCAGGCTCAACGTCTGGCGAACATGGAGTTGCGCCGGCGGCGTGCGGGCGGGGCTATCAGCATTCCGATGAACTTTTCCGGTTACAACTGCCGCCCGGGCCGCGTGGTGCGGGTCAATCTGCCGTCGCTGAACATTCTGGGCGAGTTCATCGTTTCGGACTGGTCCATGGGCGACAGCGAAGGCTGCACAGTCCAGGTCAAGCAATACGAGGCGGCGATCTTCGATGATGCCGTGGGCCAGCCGTATAACCCGATCGGGTTCATTAACCTCCCGGCGGGCGGGCTTGGCACACCGAGCTTGCTGACCTGGACACAGGACACCACGGCCGAGGTTACACAGGGCGTGCTGTCGTGGCTGCCGCCGACGGGGATCGTCAAGGAATACATCGTCATCGTTCGCCAAGGCTCGACCGCGATTCAATCGCACAATGTGCCGGCAACCTCGACCGAATGCCCCATCAACGGCCTACCGTCTGGCAACTACACGATGAGTGTGGCCGCTGTCGGGCCAATGGCACGTTCCGGAGAGGCGACAATCACTGTAAGCATCAACGGCCCACCCATTCCAGAAAGCTGCGTGGTGCAGTCCTCGATCGACAACATCGTGCTGATACCGAGCAACTCGCAAAACGGCTTGAACGGCGGCACCTACGAGTACTTCTTCAGCACGTCGCCGACGGCAACTTCTGCTGATGCTGAGTATCTTGGCCAAGGGCTGACATTCACGCACACCGGACTGGGGTTCTGGACGAACTACTACTACTTCATCCGCTCATCGAACGCCTATGGAAAAAGCGCTTTCCTATATGTGCCGGCTCAGACCTCGAATGATGTGTCTGCCTATCTCGCGGCACTGGCCGGCAAAGTTGGTCGCACGGAACTTGGGCAGGACATTCTTGATGAAATCGACAAGATTCCCGGCCTACAGGATCAGATCAATGCGCTGGATGGCCTGAAAACATATAACCCTGATGAAACCTATCAGGAATACGATCTGGTCGTGCAGGGCAAGCGCATCTACCAGGCAACCGGTCCGGTACCGACCGACACGCCGCCGCCAAATCCCGCCTACTGGCTGGACGTTGGCCAGACCGTTCAAACAGCCAACGGGCTTGCCCAGCAGGTGGCGACCAATACCGCTGACATCACCGAGATCGACGGCGTGGTCACCGCCCAAGCGACCGCTTTTCAGGCCCTGCGCGCCTCTTGGCGTGAGGATAACGGGCAGGGTGAGCTGGATGGCGCGCTCAAGGAGTGGGCGAGCACCGCCGCTATTGCGAGCGAGGATAGGGTCCGGTCTTCGGAAAACATGGCGACGGCCCGCACCCTCAAGACCGTTTCGGCGGCGGTGGGTGAGAACTCCGCCGCTGTCAGCGATCTTCGCCAGGTGGTGGTGACTGACAAAGCCGCGACGGCCGAGGCAATCACCCAGGTCAATGTGAAAGTCGGCGAGAACACCGCCGCCATTCAGGAGACGTCCACGGCCTACGCCGATACCAGCGGAAAACTGTCCACCATGTGGTCGGTGAAGATGCAGGTTACGGCAGATAGGCAGTACGTCGTTGCCGGTGTCGGTCTGGGAATCGAGAACACTGGGGCAGGATTGCAAAGCCAGTTCCTGGTTGCAGCTGATCGGTTCGCCATCGTCAACACGATTGCCGGGGGCGCCATCTCAGTGCCGTTCGCGGTGGAAGGCGGTCAGGTTTTCATAAATACGTTGCTCGTAAAGGACGGATCGATTGGAAACGCAAAGATTGGATCATTCATCCAATCTGACAATTACGCTGCCGGCACTATGGGATGGCGTCTTGATAAAGCGGGGAATTTGGAGTTCAACGGCCCTGCACCTGGTGGTGGTCGCCTGACGATGACGAACAGGGCCATCAAGGTCTATGACCAAAACGGCATAAAACGTGTGCAGCTTGGAGATCTCGACGCATGACTTATGGAGCAAGGGTCTGGGACGAGAACGGTAACCTTTCCATGGACACCAACAGCTTCACTTACCAAGTGCTCTGGCAGGGGGTGATCGACTTCAGTGGAGGTACGCTCATCTACACATTCAACATACCGGGGTTCAATCCGGCGAACTGCGTGTTCATGGTCATTCCGACCCGGGCGCAGGATGTTCAAACGGCGGAAAACGATGGCAGTGCAAACCGGAAGTCATACCCCTATGTCTCCGTGGGGGTGGGGCAGGTTGTTGTCAAAGCATTCAACCCGTCGTCCACCACCGGCACTACCGCATCGACGATCGTCGCCAAGGGCTACGCAATAAGGTATGGCGCATGAGCTATGGATTTCAGAGCATTAACGACAATTCCTTTGTGCAGATCGATTCAGACGCTCCGAGACTTTGCGTGCTGACAAAAGGGACGTATTCGGGGACTACTGATGCGGTCGGCCAATTTGCCCGAGCGATAACCAGCCAAGACCCGCCTATGGTCTTCATACGGCCAGATCAGGGTGGCCCGATGCAGGTTTCAATCTCGGTCTGGTTTACCGGTGGGCCAGGGAACTGGACGGGCTTTGCCATCAAAGCCTCGAACGTGAACTCAACTCTGAGTGGTCAGTACTTTGTGGCGGCCTGGGCGTCCATGGGGACCGCGAGCTACGGCATGCGCCTCTGGGATCAAAACGGCGCTCTGGTGTACGACAGCGGCGCGCCGGCGGTGGTAGTGACGTTTGCTGCTGGAAACTGGACGTACATGGGCGATGAAGTTCTGGCAATTGGCCGTCGATACAAATGGGGTATCTCCAAGGCACTGGGGGTAGGCGAGTACATCTCGCTGAACCCGTTTGCTCTGTCCTGCCATAACGCTTCCTCTGGTGGCAGCTGCGGCCTTGGGGTCGATTACGCGAACAACCTGATCATGATGTACAGCATCGCAACAAACGCCTGGACCGACCAAGGGCACCGCCCATTTCTCTGCGCCAAATTGCTGGCCTGAACCCATTCCATCTGGAGATACTCGATGCCCTGGTACAAAACCGGGACGGTTTCTGTCGTCCAAAATTCCAATGCTGTGCAGGGTACAAGCACAGCGTTCATTGCAAATGCCCGGGTAGGGGACGCGTTTCGTGGGCCTGACGGTGGTTGGTACGAAGTCACCAATATCGCCAGCGACACAGCGCTGTCGATTTCACCGACCTATCAGGGAGCGACCAATGCTTCAGGCATTTATGCGCTGGCGCCGATGCAGGGCTACGTCAAAGACTCTGCTGATGCGCTACGGGCACTGGTAAACCAGTTCGGCGGTATCTTGGGGGTTCTCGGCAATACGCCGACGCAGGCTGGTGTTCGATCCTCCTTAAACCTGACCAATACCGATGGTTTGCCAGAGGGGCCGAACAATCTCTACTACACAGCGACGAGAGCTATTGGCGCTGCGTTGGCGGGCCTCAGTCTGGCCGATGCTACGCCAGTGGTCTCTACCGATTCAGTCCTCATCGCAGCCGGCAAACTGCAGGCCCAGGCCACGGCAGCGTTGCCGAAGGCAGGCGGAACACTCACCGGCCCGGTCAACGATGCCCCGGCACAGTCGCTGCTCTCGGCGGCAACCGTGAACATTGGCGCATCGACCTCCAACGTCGTGGCGATCAGCGGAACCACGACCATTACCGGCTTCGGTACGATCGCGGCTGGCGCCCGGCGCACGCTCAGGTTCACCAGCGCGCTCGTTCTGACGCACAACGCTACATCGTTGATCCTCCCGACTGGCGCCAATATCACGACCGCAGCCAACGACACGGCGGAGTTTTTGAGCCTCGGCAGCGGGAATTGGATCTGTCTGCGCTACAGCCAGGCAAGTGGTAAGCCCGTGGCGTTCGCCTATGACCGATCGAATGTTGTTGGCACCGTTTCTTGGTCGGGCAGCGCTCCAACTGGAGCGATCATCGAGTCCGGATCGACTGCGAATGGGCAATACACAAAGTTTGCGGACGGCACGATGTTTTGCTGGCTGCTCATCACTGGGCTCTCTATCGCGATGAACTCAGGGTATGGCGGCGGCATCATTGGTACGCAGAACTGGGCTTACCCCGTAGGTTTTGCGTCGACGCCCGTGGTGTTTATGGGGGCAAGGGCTGCGGGTAAGTTCACGACCACCTCACCGGCTGACGCAACGTCTGCCACGCTTGGTTCGTTTTTGGTGTTCGACCCTGCGGGCGGCGTCTATACCGGATCCTTCAACTGTTTCTTTTTTGCTTCAGGGCGGTGGAAATAATGAAAATCAACCTTTCCCCCCAGCGACGGGATGACACCTTGTCGATGTCCCGCGCTGGTGCGGTGCTCACAATAAACGGCGAGGCTTTCGACTTCTCGGCAATGTCGCCCGGGGACACGCTTCCTCTCGGTGCCGTGAAGTCAGAGTGGTTTGTAGGCCCGGTGGAAAACGTCGCGGGTGAGCTTGAGCTGACACTGCTTCTTCCGTTGCCGGTCAATTTCAGCCAGGAGCAGGCGTTCCCCGAGCCGCTGCTGAATGTTCAGGATGGGCCAGTGGCCTTGCCGCAGCCATTGCCAGCGCCTGATACAGCGCAGAGCGGAGGGTTTGAAGCATGAACATCGACTGGTCCCAGCTCATCACCAAATCAATGAAGGACGCCGCCGAGCAGGCCGCTCAGCTGTCGGCAGCCAAAGTCGAGCTGTCCTCTCGAAACACCCGAGCGCTGGCGCAGATCTCCCGCATTCAGGAGCGCATCGACACCATCGGTTACGGCATCGATGCAGGCGAGGCGACCCCGGAGGACGAGGCCGAGCAATCTGCGTTGCTGGTCAATGTGAAGGCGTGGAAGAGCTACAAATTTGCCCTGGGCAAAGTCACGGTTCAGCCGGGCTGGTACGCGGCGCCGGTATGGCCCACCGAACCGAAAGCTCCCGTAATCGTGGCCGACCCACAGACAGTGGCTGCCGATCTCGCCTGAATTCAATAGCCGCACGACGCACCCGCCATTGAGCGGGTATTTTTTTGCCTGGAGAAAAGTATGCCGATCACCCAACAGCAGTTGCTGCAGATCCTCCCGAACGCCGGCCAACGAGCCGGCGTTTTTGCACCTGCTCTCAATACGGCCATGCAGCGGTTCCAAATTGTTGGCGCAAAGCGCGTTGCCGCGTTCATCGCCCAAACCGGTCATGAATCCGGCCAATTGCGCTGGGCGCGTGAGATCTGGGGGCCAACGGATGCCCAGCGCGGATACGAAGGTCGCAAAGATCTGGGCAACACCGTGGCCGGTGATGGCAGGAAGTTCTGCGGCCGTGGACTGATTCAGATCACCGGTCGGGCGAACTACGCCGCGTGCGGCGAGGCGCTGGGCCTGGACCTGATCAATCAGCCTGAACTGCTGGAGCTGCCGCAGAATGCCGCGATGTCGGCAGCCTGGTGGTGGGCCACGCATGGGCTGAACACGCTGGCCGATGCAGGCGACAACGCGAACATCGGCAGCATCATCAACACCGGCCGGCGCGGGCGCACACCGAATGGTGCTGCTGAGCGCCAGGCTTTCTACGAGAAAGCACTGAAGGTGCTGGCGTGATTACCGTGCCGTGGAAGTTGATCGGCGCGCTTGTACTGGTGCTGATCGGCGCCGCCAGTGCCTGGCAGTTTCAGGACTGGCGCTACGGGAAGCAGTTGGCGGAGCAGGCCAGGCTGCACACCGAAACCCTCAATCAGTTGACCCTGGCCGCTGCCACAGCCCAACAGGTCGAGCAGGACAAGCGACTGGCCCTGGAGCAGCGCCTGTCGGCCAGCGAGCAAACCCACTACAAGGAACTGAGCGATGCTCAAAAGAACCAGGATCGCCTGCGCGATCGCCTTGCCACTTCTGATCTGCGGCTGTCAGTCCTCCTCGATGCGGGTTCAGCCAGTGGCTGTTCAGTGCCTGCCACCGCCGGCACCGGCGGCGTGGTTCATGGCCCCATACGAGCCGAACTTGACCCCGCGCATGCTCAACGAATTATCGCCATCACCGACGAAGGTGACCGGGGACTGATCGCGCTACAGGCGTGCCAGGATTACGTGCGGTCACTTTCGCACTAACGCTTGATCCTTACGCTACACATTGGATGGTGGCAAACTCTCGCCAGGCCGGGGAGGGCCGTCAACATGAAGAATCTGCTCTTAACCGGAATCATGCTGGGCTTGGTGGGATGCGCGAACCATCCCTTGGACTGTGCAACCGGCTTAATTGCGTGGGACGACTGCCTGCCTGGAACAAAGGGCTACGAAATTCGTCAACAAAGCCTGCGTAGCCTTTCGGCCGCCCGGGCCGAGAAGAGCGCAACGGATGACGCTGTTTGCCAGTCGTACGGGGCCAAGCCAGGAACTGACGCTTATGTAAATTGCCGAGTGCAGCGGGATAAGTAATCCCTCCTAGATTGGCTGGATCAATTCTGCTCCATGATTTCGGACGTTTCCCACAGCCCGGTCTACTTTGAACCACTCGAAAACCTCTGTCGGTTCGCCCTGGTGCATCACGATCTGCTCGGCGCGCTCTTTGGGGGTGGCCGGGTCCAGCCATTCCCGAGCCAGATCTGCCGGTAGAGCGACCGGCCTCCGGTCATGAATGTCCACCATGCCGCCGGCACTGTCGGCAGTGATGATGACAAAGCCGTCATGCTCGCTTGGGTCATGTTCTTCGTTTGGGTACTGGCCAATCGAGGCGCAGAGGATTGGCGACTGATCCCGATGTCGGATCAGGTATGGCTGCTTTTTGGGGCCGCCCTCATCAACCCATTCGAACCAGTTGTCGATCGCGACTATCGCCCGGTGCGGCCAGATCGCGCGAAAAAATGGACCGTGGGCGACTTTCTCGACCCTCGCGTTGATCGGCGCTGCGCGATCCTTGGCCCAGTGCGGACGCCATCCCCACCGGACCATATCCGCGCGTAGCCGGTCGCCCTCCTGATGAAACAAAGCAAGTTGCGTGGTTGGCGCGGCGTTGTAACGCTTGAAGGGCTGATCGCCGGTCGCGTTGACCAGGGCGTTCGGCATGCTGAGCGCTGCCACGAAGTCATGAATACCCCGGTACTGGGAAAGTCGTCCGCACATTGCCGGTTCCTCGCATGATCTTTCAGCGTAGACCCGATGGCGCCGGCTTTGTCACAAAACCTTTTCCTGCGCAGGTCGGGCAGTCATCGCGCGCGCCAAATCGATCGAGGCACACAGGGCAGGTACAGAACGCCGCTGATTCGATGTGTGGTCGCACCTTTTCAAAAGCACGCAGATCACGCTCTTCCTGTGCGACCTGGCCAGCGTCAACCAGAGCGCGGTACGCATCAGGGTCGTCAATTGGCCGATAGTCGACGCCTCGGATTACCCGTTCAGTCTCGATCAATTGGTAGCGATGTCCATGCATCTCCAGTGTCAGCCCTGAGATCCTGCCGACATTTCGGGAGATGCCCAGGTTCAGATATATCCCTTCCGGGCCTGAATACACTTTCCCGTCATAGGTTCGGGATGCACCGCGCGGCTCTTCAGTCGCGAAGTTGAATATTGAGCGGCTGATCGTTGCCAGCAGCTTCCCGTTGTCGACGTGCACAACGTCGTAGGTCGATGCTCCTCGGTATTGGCCTGGCGAGTTCTGCAGCTCTTCAACGGCGTGCCAGTAGGCAGCGTCGGCCATCTCGTTCATGTCGAACTGTTCAAACTGGTCGATCAGGCCCTCTGCATGTAGCGCCTCGGCCATCTCATGGAGTGCTTCCCGGTGGCCTTCCGGGTTTTGCATGCGGAAGTCGTGGTCGTCGAGACTGGTGCGCCATCGCTGGAGCCGCAGGGATTTGGCTTGGTCGAAAGTCATGGAAGCGGATTCGCTGTACAGGTGCTGTATGCATGTACAGTAATTGAGGCGAGGCTGTTGGGCGAGGGTGAAGCGACGAGCTGTAGGATTTTGGATTGGTGTTCGGTCGGCAGGACGCCGGAGAGGGAGGGGTAAAAGCGGTTAGTTATGGAACGCGTCCAGAATAGTTATGGAACACTTCTTTCAGGGATAAATATTTTCAGAACGCCAGAAACGACAAAGCCCTGAATAATCAGGGCTTTGTCGTATCAAATATGGCGGAGGCGATGGGATTCGAACTCATGGACCTGTTACAGTCGACGGTTTTCAAGACCGT